GCGGTGCCGTATATACAGATAAGAAAGAAGTGATTGAGTTTGATATTTCACCTCGTCTATCTGCGTTAAGTGAAGTGATTGCGGAGACAATAAATAAGATATTAGTATTTGTACCTTATAGACATACAATCCGAGTAGTACATAACTACTTACTTAAAGAAGGTATATCAAACGAAGTTATTAACGGGGAAGTATCAGCGACAGACAGAGCGCATATTATTCAGCGTTTTCAAAGCATGGACGATCCTCGTGTATTAGTTATTCAACCACAAGCCGCTTCTCACGGAGTGACGCTAACTAGAGCAGATACGATTGTATTTTGGTCGCCTGTAATGGGGGTTGAAACTTACCTACAATGCGTTGCCCGTATGGATCGCGTAGGTCAGAAGAATAAGATGACAGTTGTTCATCTTGAAGGGTCAGATGTAGAGAAAAGAATTTATAAGATGTTGCAAGGCAAAGTAGATTTACATACAAAATTAGTTGATCTTTATAGAGAGGAATTAGCAGCATGAGCGAACAAATTAAGTTAGATGAAATAGTACAAGCTTACTTGACAATACGTGGTCAACGTGAGAACATAGCAAGAGAATTTGAACTAAAGGACGCTGAGCTAAAAGCAGAACAAGCGCAATTAGAACAAGTGTTATTAGAGCAATGCAATGCAATGAATGCCGAGACAGTACGTACAGGCGCAGGAACTATAGTTAAGACTTTGAAAGAAAATTATATATGTAGTGATTGGGATAGCCTTAAGTCATTCATCATGGAAAACGGATTGATTGAATTAATGCAACAACGATTACATAATACTAATCTTAAAGAGTATTTAGCTACACATGAAGGTGAAGGTATGCCTCCAGGTGTTAGTTCATTTAGAGAATATAGTATCGTAGTTAAGAAACCTAGTAAAACTTAAGGAGTAAATTATGAGTAACGAATTAGCAATATTAATGCAACAAAATCCTGCCCTACTTCAAACAGGGCTAGACGCAGATACACTAGCGGTAGCGGGTGGTGGTGGTAACAACGTCACTAAACGTATCTCTATCAAAGGCGGAGTCTTCCGCAAATATGCAGGCGGTGAAGAAGTTGGTACGATTGAAGACCGATCAATGAATGTAGTCTTTATCCGTATGGCTCACAACGCATCAAGAATGTATTACGCATCATCATACAAAGACGGTGAGAAGATTGTACCTTCATGTTGGTCTACTGATTCTCGTACGCCTGATGCTGATGTACCAAATCCTCCAGCAAGTTCATGTGACCAATGTGCATATAGTGTTAAAAACTCTGTAGCGGGTAATGGTTCAGCATGCCGTTTATCATGGAGAACAGCAGTCACAGTACCTGGTGATCCAAGTAATGACATCTATCAATTAGTATTACCATCAACATCGTGTTGGCAGAAAGAAGATAATGGTAAGTGGGGTTTTAGACCTTATGTACAAATGTTAGCTAATAATAACGTTGGCGCAAGTAAGATCATTACTAAGATGCAGTTTGATACTAAGTCACCTACGCCTAAACTATTATTCTCACCTGTTGGCGTATTAACACCTGAGCAATTAGTTGACATAGAGAAACAAGCTAAGTCTCAAACGGCTGATAACTATATTAAGTTAACTGTATACAAACCTAAACAAGAAGGCGAAGCACCTGCACCACAAGAGGCCGCGCAACCTGCTCCAGTAGTACAAGCAACGGGTGATGTGCAGTCAGACGTAGTCATAGAGCAACCTATATTAAGAGCTGAACCCGCGCCTACGCAGAAACCTACTGATGTAAGTAGTATTGTTAAAAAATGGTCAGTTAAAACTTAAGGATAATTATGGCTAAGTGTTATAGCGAACAATACCTACTTAGTTTAAACGGCCTTAACGAAAAAAGGTTAGGTGTACAACTTGGTAAGTTATGCGTAAAAGCTAATCTGCCACCTAAACTTATTGCAAATGCATTAGGCGTGTCTCGTATGTCAGTATACAGTTGGTTTAGAGGAAAACCGATACGAGATAAAAACATAGACAAGGTTGAGAAACTAATGGATATTCTTAGTGGATATTTTGAAGCTGGGCAATTGCCTGTGCCAACTACTATCGACGCAAAAATATTTATTGATACTAAAGTTATCGACAAATTATAAAAACGTAGTAGAATAGAATCCTCCCTAGTGATAAATAGAAAAACGCATAATTTTATGCGGCGGGATACTGTTGACTAAAAATTTAGGAAACTGCAAATGATGAAAGAATTTTATAAGAAAGCACTGCCATCTACAGGCGTTTACTGTGTAGCTACGATTGACCCAATAGCTAAATTAACTAGACATAAATTCGTAGAAAATATAGATGAGCTTGCAGAGTTCATTGAATCAAAAAAGAATACACCCACCAACATCTTTGTTGCACTTAGTTCATTTAACGGATACAGTCGCAAGGCTGATGAGGCAAAGTCTGTTAGGTCTTTCTTTGTTGATCTTGATGTAGGCGACGGTAAGGGCTATAACTCAAAAGATGAAGCAATCCAAGCGATTGACCAATTCGTACTAGAACATAATCTTCCCCCTCCTGTTAAGGTAGACTCGGGAACTGGTATACATTCTTATTGGCTCTTTGATCGGGATATTCCTGCAATCGAGTGGAAACCTTATGCAGAAAAGTTTAAAGACTTTTGCTTAACGCACGGTTTAAACATAGACCCTGTAGTCACCGCTGATTTAGCCCGCATCTTACGTTGCCCTGATACATTCAATCAAAAGACTATGCCTCCCTCACCTACTAAAGTTATGGGTGACGACTTACCTATTTATATATTTGATGAGTTTAAAGAGTTTTTAGGTAATCTTGAACCTAGTCTTGCAGATATATTACAGGCCGCACCTAAAGGTCTTAGTGAAGATCAACGTAAAGCATTAAAGCTAGATAACTTTGAATCTAACTTTGAAAAGATTATACAATCAAAAGATTGTGCTCAGATTAACTTCATTATGGATAATGTTAAAATCCTACAAGAACCTTTGTGGTATTCAGGGCTATCCATCGCTCAACATTGTGCTGATAAAGAATCAGCAATCCATTTAATTTCAAAGGACTATCCTAACTATGATGAAAGAGAAACTATTAGAAAAGCACAAGCCACACAAGGCAAGCCACACTCTTGCGAAACTTTTAACAATGTCAATCCTGGTGTATGTGCTGGCTGTCCTAGTCGCGGCAAAATTACTAACCCTCTTGCACTTGGAAAAATATTTAAGATAGCTATCGAAGAACCGATCAAACCATTAGATCAGTCAATGTCAATTCAGACTATTGAGCATATTAAGGAACATGCAGAAGTAGTCACACGGGGCTTATCATCGTTGCCCGAAGCGCTCTATCCGTTCGTGTATGGTACGCGAGGCGGTATTTATTGTATGCCTGCCCCTAAGTTCGACACAGATGGCGCGCCTATTCCTGGTGATCCAATAGTTGTTACATTATATGATTTATTTCCGTTAAAAAGGATTTATAGTCCCGCGGACGGCGAGTGTTTATTAATGAGAGCGATATTGCCAAATGACCCTGAGCGAGAGTTTTTACTCCCCATGAGCAAAGTTTATGCAGTAGAGGATCTTAAAAAAATTATCTCGTCTCAAGGTGTTTTATTTAATGAAGATGCCAAAGGAGGCCAATATCTTATGAAATATATAATTAAATGGGGACATTATCTCACAAACAAAAATGCAGCAGAAATTATGCGAATGCAAATGGGTTGGACGCCCAATCAAGAATCCTTTGTAGTAGGGGAGTCAGAGCTATTACGAGACGGTAAAGAAGTTACATCACCAACATCACCTTTATGTAAGAGTATAGCTAAACACTTAACTCCTGCAGGTTCTTATGAAGCGTGGAAAGAAGCCGCTAATAAACTTAGTAAACCTAGTCTTGAACTACATGCGTTTACTTTGTTGACAGGATTTGGCTCAACCATAATGAATAAAACTTCAACATCAGGGGTAACTATATCCTTAACAGGTGAATCAGGCGCGGCTAAAACAGGCGCACTATATAGTTGCTTATCTGTATGGGGTAATCCAAAAGACCTATCGGTACTAGAAGCTACGGCTAACGGTATGACAGGACGTTATTTAGGGCTACACAATATTCCATTTGGTTTAGACGAAGTGGGTAATATTCAGCCTAAAGACTTATCACAATTAATCCACAAGATTTCACAGGGTAAATCTAAAATCCGTATGCAAGCATCAGTCAATGCAGAACGAGATCACGAGATGTCAGCATCCTTGATTGCTATATTTACTTCTAACCAGAGTATGTATGACAAACTAAGTATACTTAAGAAAGACCCTAATGGTGAGGTCGCTAGGTTAATTGAGTTTGCAGTGCGTAAACCACAAGCATTCCTTGACGAGCCTACACTTGGTAAAGAAATATTTGATAAGTTTAGATTCAACTACGGTTGGGCAGGCAGAGAGTTTATTTTTGCTTTGTATAAA